ATTTGCCAGTGTAGAAGATATTCTATTAAAAGGAACCAGAGAAAATCCATCATCTATTGCAGTAATTATAAAAAATTTATTTTATGAATAATTTTTCTCATCTTGTTTTTAATCATACCCCAAAGTGTGGAGGAAGTAGCTTTAAAACATCCTTATATAAAGCTTGTTTATCCAACTCATATTTCTCACAAACTCCAATATATATATCAGAATTTACACATAATAATATGTGTTTACAAAAAGATAACCAATATATACCTATTATTCATAATGACACAAAATTATTTGCTGATCATAGCCATGCATATTTTTTTGAAAAAACTTTTAATTTAGATATTTCTTCAACATTCAGGATTATTAGTATTAGACATCCTATATTAAGATTTATTAGCCATATGTATTTTTTTGATAAATTAAATCCAGAATACTGTTCATACAATATACTAAAAGAAAAAACTAAAGAATACGGTAACATAACCATAGATTACTTAACATATTTTAAATATAGCCATCTAAACTTAGATATAGAAACAAAATATAATATCGCTATAGAAGAATTATCAAAATATAATTTTATTATAAAATCAGATTATATGAATGAATCAATTACAGAATTGAATCATAACAATCCATTCGGTCTTATTTTGGAAGAATCAAGAGTAAATACCAATAATTATAACGCAAATATATCCAAAAAAGTTTTACAAAATCTTAAATCTTTACTTCAATTCGAAATTCTTTTGCTACAAAACTTTTATCCTAATATACAAGATGAATAAATTAGCTATTAGTTTATCTTTGTATTATTTAGATTTATGGAGCAATTTTTTACAGATATTATCTCCTTTTAAGGATCATATCCATCTATATCTCTGTTTGTATAACGATAATGGATCTCAAAAACATATTATAAAAAATGCAGAAAAAAATTTTGATACAACAATTTTATTTTGTGATAATTATGGAGCAGATGTTGCTCCTTTTCTCAATATTTTAGAATTAATTAAAGAACCATATTTTATAAAACTACATAGTAAAAAAAGCTTATTAGGACAATACAATCAAATTGCTTGGAGACACATTTTATTACACGATTTTTTTGGTGATAATGATATTTTTAATAACAACTATAAAACAATACATCATAGCAACTGTGGCGCTATTGGTAATAAATTTTTACTATCTAGTAATAATGAACTATATCATAATCAAAAAATTTTATATTTGTGTGACATATTAAATATTCAATATTCTAACATATATCAATATTCTTTTTTTGGTGGTAATATGTTTATGAGCAAAACAGAGTTATTTAAACAGCATTTTCTACCCCACAACCATTTGCTTCAGAAATTATTATCTCAAGAGACTAAAAAAGTAAATGAATCAATTCTGGGAACGTATTCTCATTCTTTGGAAAGAATATTTGGTTATATTATTCCATATAATCATCTTAATTTTTATTATCCTCAACTACAATATATAAAGATTTTAAACACTAAAGCTCCAAATAATTATTTTCATATGGTAAAACTATATAATAATGACTGTTATTTACAAGAAGATCTTAATGTTTATGGTCACATATTAGATGAATCAGAATCAAATTTCACAATCGAATGGCATCATATGTTACCAAATCCTATTCAAAAATATGAGTTTGTTGACAAAGCCACGATCATACAAAAACGGGTTGACACGATCAGGAATGACAGTATAATACATGAATGATACAATCAAAAAACAGACCGTCATGGACCGATTATTTTCTCGGGCTAGCCAAAGTGGTTTCTCAAAGAAGCCACGATATTCATACTCAGCACGGATGTGTCATAACCGATAAACAAAATCGTATTCTCGGGGTAGGATACAATGGATTTCCCAAAGGGTTGGACGATAGCCGATTACCTCTAACAAGACCTGAAAAATACCATTGGATGGTACACAGCGAAAGAAATGCTCTTGCTAATTGTGTTGTTAGACCGGATGGTGGCACAGCTTATGTTACTGGTCAATGCTGTAATGATTGCATAATAGCTCTACACCAAGAGGGCATAGATACAGTTTATATGATAGACGATCATGGCACAATTTTATTTGATAATGATGCAAAAAATAGATTCGATATGTTCGTTGAAATGAGTGGCATGAAAATTTCTTATATAGATCCAAATCTTGAATGGCTGAGACAATTGAATGGTGTAATATGATGGTTACCCTATTTTATATTTTATCTATCATATACTTCGTACAACTATATCTAATAGAAAACTTTAATCCTATTGGCAAAGAATTTACAACTTTAACAATATTAGGTTTAGCTGCTATTTTAGTAAAAAAAGAAAGAAAACCATTATGATATTCGACGAACAAATTTCCAGAAAACCCGACAATTATCCTTGGACCCAAGACTTTATAGAAGCTATGCATAATGGATTTTGGACTCATCGCGAATTTAATTTTAGCAGCGATGTTCAAGATTTTAGAGTAAATTTAACAGAACAACAAAAACAGATTATTATTAGAGCATTATCAACCATTGGTCAATTAGAAATTAGCGTAAAGAAATTTTGGGCCAAACTTGGTGATAATTTACCACATCCTTCTCTTAATGATTTGGGCTACACAATGGCTCATGTGGAAGTTATTCATGGTGATGCCTATGAAAGACTTTTGGAGGTTTTGGGTATAGATGATAACTTTGAAAAAATTCTAGAATTAGATATTATTAAAGGCAGAGTAAATTATCTTCGTAAGCATTTACATAAATTTCATCAAGACAATAAAAAACAATTTATTTACTCTCTTATTTTATTTACTCTGTTTGTTGAGAACATAGCATTATTTTCTCAATTTTATACTATTAGTTATTTTGGCAGATTCTTGAATTTACTTAAAGACACAAATAAACAAGTTGAATATACTAGCAGAGAAGAAAATCTTCATGCTATGATAGGTATCAAAATAATAAACACTATCAAACAAGAATATCCAGAACTATTTGATAAAGAATTAGAGGATAAGATTATTCATGAGTCTAAAGAAGCAGTTAGATATGAATGTGAAATAATCGATTGGATTGTTAATGGCTATGGAGAAGAAAACTTAAATGCCGATCTTCTCAAAGAGTTTATTAAAAATAGGCTAAACGAATCATTAGATCAAATAGGATACGAGCCGGTATTCGATATTGATCAAAAATTGTTATCCAAAACACTGTGGTTTGATGAACAAATTCTTGGTAATAATATGACCGATTTTTTTCATTCTCGCCCAGTAGAATATTCTAAGAAGGCTCTATCGTTTGATATAGAGGCTTTGTTTTAATCATTATTAATGGTTTATAGGACTTTAAATGACAACGCAACCGTACTATTGGCTTAATTCGCATAGTCGCTTATTCTTAGAAAGAGGATACCTTGAACAAGGCGTTTCTCCAGAAGATAGAATAAAAAACATATCGCAAAACTCTGAGAGACTATTAAACATTCCGGGTTTTGCAGAAAAATTTGAACGTTATATGAGTTTAGGATTTTACTCATTGTCCACTCCAGTATGGACCAATTATGGCAATTCCCGAGGATTACCGGTTAGTTGCTTCAATTCTCATATTGGAGATAGAATGGACAGTATCCTGTATAAAGTGGCCGAAGTTGGCATGATGAGCAAATTAGGTGGTGGTACTAGTGGTTATTTTGGTGAATTAAGATCACGAGGCGCAAGTATTAGTGTTGGTGGAGAAAGTAGCGGACCTGTTCACTTTATGGAATTGTTTGATAAAGTAGCAGATGTGATTAGTCAAGGATCAGCACGAAGAGGAAGTTTTGCCGCATATTTACCTGTGGAGCATCCCGATATAGAAGAATTTTTACAAATTCGTAATGAGGGTCATCCTATTCAAAATATGAGTATTGGCGTTACCATTACTGATGAATGGATGAATAGCATGGTTGAAGGAGACAAACATAAAAGAAAAATTTGGGCTAAAATTATTCAAAAACGATTTGAAAGTGGATATCCATACATATTCTTTTATGATACTGTAAATAATAACGCCCCACAAGCTTATAAAGACAAGAATATAAAAATAAATAGTAGTAATCTATGTTCAGAAATTAGTTTAGCATCAGACGAAAATAATAGTTTTGTTTGTGTTCTAAGCTCTCTTAATCTGCTTCATTGGGACGAAATAATACAAACAGATGCAATAGAAACTCTTATATATTTCTTAGACAGTGTTAATCAAGAGTTTGTAAATAAAACAGAGAATATTCGTTTTATGAAGAGCGCCAGAAACTTTGCTCTAAATCATAGAGCATTAGGCATGGGAGTATTGGGATGGCATTCGTATCTTCAAAGCAAAATGATAAGTTTTGAAAGTATGCAAGCTAAACTAATTAATGCTAATATATGGCAAACTATTAGAGAACGATCAGACAAAGCATCAAGAGAATTAGCAGAAAAATTCGGAGAAGCTCCTATCCTCGAAGGATATGGTCGTAGAAACGTCACAACATTAGCCATTGCTCCTACAACTAGTAGTAGTTTTATATTGGGGCAAGTAAGTCCTAGCATAGAACCATTGAATAGTAATTATTTTGTTAAGAATTTAGCAAAAGGAAAATTCACATATAAGAACCCTCATCTAAAAGAAATTCTCAAAAAATATAATAAAAACGATGAAACAGTTTGGAAGAGTATCTTGGTTAAAGGAGGCTCTGTTCAACATCTAAAGTTCTTATCTGATAATGAAAAAGAAGTATTTAAAACATTTGGTGAAATTAGTCAGAAAGAAATTATTATTCAAGCATCCCAAAGACAGAAACATATAGATCAGTCTCAATCTTTGAATTTAATGATTGGACCAGACATACCGCCAAAACAAGTAAGCGATCTTCTCATAGAAGGATGGAAATTAGGAATTAAAACTTTTTATTATCAACGAAGCGCCAATCCAGCACAAGAACTAGCGCGTAATATTTTAGCTTGTACAAACTGTGAATCTTAATATAAAGGATATTAAATTATGGGTAATGTGTTTGAAGACCAAACCAAGTTTATGGTAGCCTGTGATCAAACAGTATGCGAGTGGAATCAATCTCAATTTGATATGTATTACACTCTTATAAAAGAAGAAGTGTCTGAACTTCAGGAGGCTATCAACAATGTAGATAGAGTAGAAATACTAGATGCCTTAATAGATATTATTGTGGTTACGGCAGGTGCTATAAATAGCACCGGTAGTAATGCCCAAGGAGCATGGGACGAAGTGATGAAAACGAATTTTGCTAAAGTGGATCCTGTTACAGGAAAAGTAAAAAAGAGAGAAGACGGCAAAGTACTAAAACCAGAAGGATGGAAAGCTCCTGATCTTAAGTCGTTTGTAATATGATATATGGTGTATATTAATATGTCGTTATTAATATATAACTTATTATAAAGGGCATAACTTGAGAAAGAAAAAAAATGGTAGCACCAGAAAAGAAAAAATCATTGATCTCACAAATTCGCCCCTTAATCAAGATAATACAAGACTATCATCTAGAAATAGATTAAAGCCAAGAACAGAAAATCAAAAAGAATATATACGATCTATAGTAGAAAATACTATTACTTTTTGTCAAGGTAGTGCCGGTAGTGGTAAAACCCACTGCGCCGTTGGTTTAGCTTTAGAACATTTATTGGAAGATAAAATCAAAAAAATCATTATAACCAGACCAGTCGTTGAAGCAGGAGAAAAAATAGGTTATCTGCCAGGTAAATACGAAGAAAAATTATTTCCTTATCTATTACCTATAGAAGATGAGATAAATTATTTTATTGGCCCAGCACTTAATGCAACGCTTAAACTAAATAATAAAATAGAAATTGTACCTTTAGGGTTTATGAGAGGAAGAAATTTTCATGATTGTTTTATAGTGGCGGATGAATGTCAAAATGCTTCATACGAACAATTGAAAATGCTATTGACAAGAATTGGCCAGAACAGTAAAATGGTACTAACTGGAGATGTTTCGCAATCAGATCTTGCTAGACATTTACAGGGTGGTTTTTATGAAATGATAAAAAATTTATCAGATGTAGACGGTATAGGTATTTCTACACTAACTGATCATGATATTATTCGTAATCCTATAATAGCAAAAATTTTAGCAAAATTAGACAATTATGAACAAGGCAGAAAATAGTAAGTGTTTATTATTAAATGCTGATTATTCACCATTAAGAATTATTAGTTGGCAAAAAGCTATTATTTGGTCTATTAAATATGAGAATAATCCGACTTTTAAGATAGAAATCATTGAATATTATAAAGACAAATATATTCAAGGAACTAACGATAAACAATTTAAAGTGCCTTTAGTTGCAAAAACGCAAAAATATTTCAATATTCATAATAGATCTTTAAAGTTTTCTAGAAAAAATTTATTTATTAGAGATGATCATACTTGTCAATATTGTGGAATAAGATTCAATCAGAATGAATTAACTTATGATCATGTTATTCCAAAAAGTCAATTCCATCCTGATAAAAAGAATGCTACTAATTGGTTAAACATAGCCACTGCTTGTGTTAAATGTAATAGGAAAAAATCAAATAAGACACCAGAACAAGCGAATATGAAATTGCTTAATATTCCTAAAAAACCATTTTATGAGCCAAGATACTTGCCGTTAGCAAAAGAACTACCTACTATATACAGTAGTGACTCAGATCAAAAAGAATGGATAAAATATATAGATGGCTATTTTTAATACAAATCGATCCGTTTCTAATGAAGATAAATTCTATTGTTTGTTAGGATCAGAAGACTATATAGATGACGATGGATATCCTAGGCTAAATAATGAGAATATGTTGAATGCCGTTGCCAAAATAATATTTTCCAAAAAACCAAAACATTTTACGGATAATGACAAATCTTATGGTAGATATTATATTAAATTGGATCCAAATTCAAAAATTTTCAATCCTAAGAAGATTCTGTCTTCTATAGAAGAAAAAAATTCTTTGTCATTCATCAATAATATATGTAAAAGCGAATGGGATTTTAAAGAGGTTACTCCACAGGTATTTCAAAAGTACATAACTTTTTTGAAGACAAAAAATCTGTCTTGGTTAAAAGATGCTCAAAGAGATCTAAAATAAACCATGCCAACCTACACATATGTCTGCAACTCCTGTTCTAAAAAATTTGAATTATTCTTTTATATTAAGGACTATATTGCTTCTCCAAAATGTAGTCTGTGTAATAGTAAACAAACAGAAAGAAGTTATGCAGATGATGTGTCCAGTATTCAGGGCTCTATAAAAAAACATGATAGTGAATTAAAAACTATCGGAGATTTAGCTAACAGGAATAGAGATAGACTAAGCGATGATCAAAAACAAAGCCTATACTCCAAACATAATTCTTATAAATCGACAGATGACAAAGTTTTGCCTAAAGGTATGAACAGAATTAAAAAACCGCCAAAAACAAAATGGACTTAATATGACAGATAGCATAGAACCGTCTCAGTTTTTTACTAAAGAAGAAATAGATATTTACAAAAAACAAATAGACTCTCTAAAAGATTTAAAACAAGAAAATCTTTCTGAATATAACTATATTTTTGATGATCCTAATAATATCAGTAAGCAAACAGATGCTCAATATGAAATATATATTAATCTAACAGCAAATATTCTCAAAAAAATAGAAGACAATAAATATCCAGAAATAAATACGGTATGCACCAACAGCTATCATATACCAGTTCCGTCTGGAGAAAATTATAATACATATATAAAAAACTTTTTTGAATATGTAGAAAAATGTATGATATCATCGGCTGAAGAAGCAAATCTACCAGAAAAGGTGACAAATGAGTGAAAATTATTTATTTACGCCTAAAAAAGATCATAGGTTATCAGACACAATAAGTAAATTTTTTTGTTTAGAGCAAGATTGTGACTTTATAGACGAGGATAATCTTTACAGAAAAAATATTGACGATAACACAGTATTAGCCAAATCAATAAATAAAGAAAATCATATTATCTATCAGATCAAAATATCAAATAATAACGAGTTATTTAATCCATTCTCTAAGTTCGATAGAGAAAAAAGCTATAGTTTTCTTGATAATGTTGTTAGACCAAGTAATAAATTTATCAATACTAATAAATCAGTATTTGATTACTATCTTAAATTTTTATCCACCAAAAATAATGCATGGTTAATTAAAGCAGAAAGAGAGAGGTTGTGATGGCTAAAGTATCCAAAAATAATATCTACGCTATAAAGTATCTGTTTGCTCAAAATCTTACTGTAGATCAAATTGCTTCAGAGGTTAATTTGTCTATCGATAGTGTACAAACAGTCATAGATTCTGAGAATCTTAGTCCTCCGATACCGCCTCCTCCACCTAGTCCCAAAGACCTTATGATAACAAAAACGGCTGTTAAAAAAAATAATACTGTTGCTATTATGACACAAGAAGCGTCTATGATGAATGATCATAATAGAGCAAAACTATCTAGTTCACACAAGTCTCCAGATCATATATTTAAACCATTCAACAAATGAAATTTATATCGAGATACTCCAATAATAAGGAAGTATCTGCCGCCCAATATATCACAGAAATTATTTGTGAAAAAAAGGCAAAGCTTGATAAAAAAGATATTCATTATAAATTTTGGCTAAATAAAGAATGGTCTGCTTTTTATAGAAATCAGATTGCAACAGCCAATAAATTAGTTAAACAATACAGCCCTTTGGCCATAGTAAAAGCTTTACAAGATAGCAAAACTGTGAATACATATTCGTTGCGAGCGCCGATGCTCAAACCTATTATAGAGCATCACCAGAAAATATTAGATTCACAAAACAAAGAATTTTCAAAAGATATAGACAGATCATCTCATAAAAAATATAGAACAAATAATGATAAAAAATCTAATAATATACTTTCAAAACTAGAGGATATAGATAATGAGTCTTAAAGAAGATATAATCAAAAATTTTGGAGATGATATTATATTGTCCGGTAACTCACTGGTAGAAAAAAAGATATTGACTATTCCAATTAGTCCTGCTCTGGACATAGTTCTTGGTGGCGGAATACCAGAAGGTAGCTTTGTAATATTTACAGGACAACCTAAATGTGGTAAAACTTTATCATCATTAGACTTCGCAACCACTGCACAAAAACCAGAATATCAAGGAGATCTAAAGAATCCTAGAGAAGTGTATTACCTAAATATTGAAGGTAGACTAAAACAACGAGATCTACTTGGAATAAAAGGATTGGATCTGAGTAGATTTCATATTATAGGATCTCAACAAGGTAAAATCTTACACGCTGAAGAATATCTACAAATAGCAGAAAGAATTATAAACGAAATTCCTGGCTCTATAGTAATCATAGACTCATATTCTGCACTATGCACAGAAGCTGAAATTACTAGTGATATGGATAAAATGCAAAGAGCAGATGGAGCAAAATTATTAGCCAAATTCTGTAGAAAAGTTTCCAACGTCATCCCTGTTAATAAAAATATTGTGATCGGTATTACTCACTTGATGGGTAATCCTACAGGATACGGAGCAGAGTTTAAAGAGAAAAGCGGCCAAGGCATCGCATATCAAACCGATATTAAACTACGAGCAAAAAGTTCTAAACCATGGTCTTTAGGAGCAGATGATACTCAGATAGGCCAAGAGGTCGAATGGCAAGTTATTTGTTCTGCTCTCGGCCCTCCGGGAGGAGTAGCAAAAAGCTTTATTCGTTATAACGAAGGTATAGATAAGCTCACAGAGCTTGTCAATCTGGCCTCAGATGTCGGAGTTATAAATAAAGGTGGAGCATGGTATACCATCAAAACCAGCAAAGACTCTCACAAATTTCAAGGGGCAGAAAAAACTAGAATATTTTTGATGGAAAATCCAGAAATAGCAAAAGAGGTCGAAGATTCTGTTAAAAGCTTACTGGGCATTAAAAAGTAATGAATATAACTAATTTGGATGGAGAAGTTGTTTCTTGGGCCTTGACAGGTTACGTTTCAAAGGGTAAAATACAGAATAAGTCGTCGTACCATTTGCAAGCAAGAAACTTATTAATTTCTCTTCATCCTACGCTACAAATCTTAGAAGAAGTTTTGGTGCCTATAAGAAAAGGACAAATAGCATATCTAGATTTTTATCTACCACTATTAAAATGGTGTGTTGAGGTTCATGGAGAACAACACTATAAATATGTGCCATATTATCATGGTAATATGATGAGTTTTCTTAAAGCTCAAAAAAAAGATAGAGAAAAATCAGAATGGTGCAATGTTAATAATATAAGATATATAGAATTACCATATCACGAAGATATTGACCAATGGACTCAAAGAATAAATCATGAACAGCAAATCATCTAAAGAAGAATTACAGTATTGGGATAAGATTTTAGACGAATACGAAAATTCTATAGGCTTGTCGGAATTCTCTGCTAATGTTATACCATCGGAAGAAATTAATAAATATACATCAATGAATAGAGACGAAATAGAAAAATTAAGTCCAGAAGATTGTGCGCAAATATCATATAGATTATCTCAGTTCTCTTTCTATGTACAACGTAGTTTAAATAGAGAAATAGCAAGATATAACTGGGCAGATGAAAATATAAAAGAAGTTATAGCAGATGATATCAATAACTATAAGGGGTATGGTTATATCGAAAAATCGATACAGGCTATTAAACATAATGAAAAAGCTAATGGACTGAATAGTATAAAAAAATATGCAAAACAACGTAGTGATAGGTTGCAATATCTTGCTAATAGTATAAAAAACTTATCTGATGTCATGATTTCCATCCAAAAGAGTAAAAGTAAACATGGATCTTAAAGATTTATTAAATAACCCAGAACAAATAAAAAATTTAATTACCGTACTTCAATCTTTATTACCGGACGAAAAAGCCGAAACAAAGGAAGAAACTCCTTCTGTTGATAGCGAAAATACTAGTCTAACAAACAGTATCCGTACCAAAAATAAAAGACTTCCAGCCCAATCCGGTAATAAATTTGAAAAAATGAGCGAGTTTCATATGCACAAAGATGATAAGCTAATAGATGAAAAATTAGCAAAACATCCACCAGTTGCACGAACAAGAGAATACGAACCAATATCTGTGAAGTGCAGAGTGTGTGGAAAAACAGAAAATATAAATCCCGCCCTTGTGCATGATAGTCCTTCGCGCTATAAATGTAATAACTGTTCAACAAACGCTGGATGAAAAATGATACTTTGTGATCCTGCCGCAGAAAGAGCGGTATTGTCTGGAATATGCAAATATGGTGAAAATGCATATTTAGATATTGCTGATATTATACAACCATCAACATTTACTGTTGATAGTAATATAATGATATATCAAGTAATAAAAGAGATATGTGAAAAAGACCATAGTCCTTCTATAGATATAGCATCAATCCTATCTGTTGCTCAATCATTAAATTTTGGTCATATTTTATCTCAAAAAAATGAGACTCAACATTTAAAAGCTATTATAGATTTTCCTGTTAATCTAGAAAATGTCAGAAAATTTGCAGCTAAAATTAGAAAACTACAAATAGCTAGATTACTTAGAGATCAATTAGAAGAAGCAAAAGAAAAATTATTGGATATCACCGGAGCCGAACCAATATCGTCGATTATAGGATTGGCAGAAGATAGTATCTTCAATTTCTCGACCCTACTAAATGATACTGATAATAATCCTGTTTGTATAGCTAATATCGTTGATGATTATATCAATAATATCAAAGAAAATCCTATTGATCAAGTTGGTATATCGACAGGATTTCATGTTTATGACAATGCTATAGGCGGTGGTCTTAGAAAAGGATCAGTAAGTATTATAGCCGCAAGACCAAAAACTGGTAAGACTCTGCTAGCAGATAATATTGGTTTACATATAGCAAAAAATGTTAAAGTACCAGTATTAAATATGGATACAGAGATGAGCACAGACGATCATCTTAACAGAGTTTTAGCCATGATGACAGAAATAGAGATTTCAAGTATAGAAACCGGTAAAGCATTTGAGTCTCCGGATAAAAATAATAGATTACAAACGGCTCAAAAAGAACTCAAAGACGTTAGACTATATTACAAATCAATCGCTGGTAAGCCATTTGAAGAACAATTGGCTATCATGAGAAGATGGTTGGTTAAAGAGGTTGGACTACATCCGGATGGAACAGCCAAAGACTGCGTTATTGTTTATGATTATCTAAAACTAATGGATAGCGCAGGAATATCTCAGGACATGAAAGAGTATCAGGTTTTAGGTTTTATGATGACAAGCTTACATAATTTTGCTGTCAGATATAAAGTTCCTATTCTTGGTTTTATACAATTAAATAGGGATGGTATAACAAAAGAAACCACAGATACCGCCAGCGGCTCTGATCGTATAATATGGTTATGTAGCAATTTTACTATTTTCAAAAGAAAAAGCGACGAAGAGATCGCCGAAGACGGACCCACTAACGGTAATAGAAAACTTGTCCCTATTATTAGTAGACACGGTGGAGGTCTAGACGACAATGACTATATTAATTGTCATATGAAGGGCTGGTGTGCAAAAATTGAAGAAGGTAAGACAAGATTGGAATTAGTAAATAATAATACTAACACAGATAAAGGATTTATTGTTAATGACGAGAACAATGATGACGATCAAGAAATCCCGTTCGTATAATCAGCCACAACTTAAAGTACTATCTGATTATTTATGTGAAGATATAGATAATCTATTAGACAATTTAAATGTTGGTGAGTATAAAACTTTTGATCGCATGATAGCCATGAGATGTCCAATTCATGGCGGAGATAATAATTCTGCTTGTAATTTATATTACAAAGGAGACTCATATAGAGGTAACTGGAAATGCAGAACACATCAATGTGAAGAAACCTTTAAAGGGTCTATTATAGGATTTATAAGAGGTTGTTTATCTAAACAAAATGGTTGGACAGGACCTGGGGATCCAACCGTTTCTTTTAACGACGCTGTAGAATACGCCATTAATTTTACTAAAAAGAATCCTAGTCAAATAAAAGTTAGTAAAAAAGAAGTAGAAAAAAATAATTTTGTAAATATTGTTAATAATATACAAACAGATATTAGATCTGTTGATGATACTCCTAAAATCACAAGAGATAAAATAGTAAAGAATTTAAAAATTCCATCAGATTATTTTATTAGCAGAGGATTTTCTTCTGAAATACTTATCAAATATGATGTTGGTGAATGTTTAAGTTCCGAAAAAGAAATGGGCGACAGAGCTGTTGTACCAGTATACGACGACACTCACGAGCATATGGTCGGTTGTTCTGGCAGAAGTATTTTTACTCAATGCTCTAAATGTAAAAGTTATCATAATTTAACAAAAGATTGTCCAAATTCAGATTATTTATGGCAATATTCTAAGTGGAAACATAATAAGGGATTTAAAACACAAGAGTATCTATATAATCTATGGTATGCAAAAGACTATATACAACAGAATAAAAATGTTGTGCTGGTCGAAAGCCCAGGAAATGTTTGGAGATTAGAAGAGGCCGGAATTCATAATAGCGTAGCCCTATTCGGCTCTGTATTACAAGAAAAACAAAAATTGTTATTGGATATTTCTGGAGCAATGAGTATATATATACTTATGGACAATGACGACGCTGGCAAAAGAGCTGCTCAAAAAATCTATGATAAATGTCATAAAACATATAATGTTTTCTATATTGATATTGATCACAGCGATGTTGCTGATATGTCAGTAGCTGAAGTAAAAGAGATTATTTTACCACAATTAAAAGATAAATACTAATGAATACTAAAATAATAGCATTTTCTGGCCGTAAACAGTCTGGCAAAACTATTTGTTCAGAATTTTTAAAAGGATTATTATTATCCAATGGATATTCTGATGTTGAAATATATAACTTTGCAGACCCATTAAAAGAAGACATATGCATGAATATGTTTGGATTATCATATGTTCAATGTTATGGTGAAGATCATAACAAGAATGAACTAGTTGATGCCTATTGGGAAGATAAGCAACTAACAGCTAGAGATTTAATGCAATTAATAGGTACTGACTTATTTAGAAAATTAAATAATAATGTTTGGGTAAATGCTCTTATCAATAAAATTAAAAAGAGTAAACTTCAAGTTGTTATAGTTTCTGATTGTAGATTTCCTAATGAAATAGAAGCTATAAAAAATAATGGAGGAATAGTATTTCGACTAAATAGAAATCCACACAAATCAGAACATATTAGTGAATCAATATTGGATGCTTGTAGATATGATTGGAATAATTTTAATGCTATCATTAATAATGAACATATGACAGTTAGAGAGCAATACGATAAACTTAAAAAACTTATGTTACATTTTAATGTACTACCCCAATAATAGGATATCATGATTATAACTTATTTCCGTAGTTCGTCTTATAATGCCCATTCTATGTGCGAACAACAATTTTTTTTTGAATATGTACTAGGATGGAGGGGTCCGAGTGGACAAAAGGCGGATAAAGGAACAATAGTCCATAAAGTTTTAGAAATTCTTGCTATGATCAAACAAGGTCAGCAAGATAAATTATCTCATATAAATGATGACGAATTCTTAGGTCTTATAGATATAAATGACTATAGTCTTAATACCATAATAGAAAAAGTATACAAGCATTATAGTACTGCTAATAGTCATCATACTTGGACTCTAAAAGACTATAAGGACTGCTATAATTGGGTTTACAAGGCTATAGAATTTAATGGCGGTATGTTCGATCCTAGAAATCGCACCATTCTTAGACCAGAACAACACTTCGATTTGGTAATAGAAAAACCATGGGCTAAATATGAGTATAATATTAATAATCAAAAACTAGACGGATATTTGGGCTTAAAAGGCACTATAGATCTTATAACTTTAGCAAACGAAAAAACAATCGAAGTTATAGACTGGAAAACTGGAAAAAGATTAGATTGGGCAACAGGTCAAGAAAAAACCCAAGAAAAGTTAGAGAAAGATCCACAACTTAAAATTTATCACTATGCTATTAAAAAATTATATCCGCATATTGAAAATGTAATTTTTTCTATCTACTTTATTAATGATGGTGGTCCTTTTTCTATGG